CCTTTTCCGATGCCGTTAATTCGCGATTGAATAGGCCCATGTTGTAGGCCATTGTACCAATTGCCACCGCTAAACCAATTGCAACGAAAGCCTGTGTTGCGGGCGTTAACGCTATAAATGCCGCCCGCTGAAGTCCTAACCATTTCGTAAGGTCTTGAACCTTCGGAAGTAGTTTCGCCCACACACCTGTAAGTACGGACGAAACAAGTTGTATATTTCCGATGGTTTTTGCAATCGGGCCGATTGCAACCAAAAACGCACCAAAGTAAAGTATTGCGGATTGAACTGCGGGATTGAGGCTGCTGAAAGTAGCTGCTAATCCGCTTAGCCATTCCGCGAATGCAGATAGATTGCCTGATACGTTGAATGAATTTTCAATAGCAAGTCCGACCTTTCCGAGCGATATGCGCATTTCATCGAGCGCATTCGATATGTTGTTTTTTATGCCGGACTCAAAACGGGGCAACTCTGATGCCGCCTGTGTAATCTTGCTGATAAACTCTTCTACCGATACATTGTTTTTTCGCAGCATTTCAACCGATGACGTGCCAAATGCGCTCTGCATCAGTTGGCTAATCATTGGTAGGCTTTCGGATATGACAGAAATATCCTCCTGCAATATCCTGCCCTTAGAAATCATCTGGGCAAACTGCTTAACAACCCCGTCAAACTCTTGCGCTCCGTTTCCGGACGCGGCAATTGCGTTGCCTAACTCCTTGATGATGCCGCGTGCCTTGTCCGCTTCAATGCCTACCGACTGAAGTCGTACAGATGCCCTTATTGTTTCTTCTATCCCTAAGCCCGGATTTCGCGCAAGTTCGGTTAACTTCTGAAGCTCCTGTGATGCCGCCGCCGCGCTGCCTGATTGCGTCTGCAATGCTTTAGTCAACGATTCCAAATCACCCGCCGCTTTAATCGCTGATGCACCGAACAGGCCAAGCGGCAATGTCAGGCCCGTCATCATTTCATTGCCGACTTTTGTAAGCCTGTCACCGGCACGGCGAAGGGAACGCTCTGCCTGACCGAGCGCCTTTTCATCGAAAATTAGTCCTAATCGGACATTTAAATCTGATGCCTTTGCCATGCTATTTAGGTTTTTGTGCCGCCTGTTTGGCCGCCATGTGTTTTGCGTACATTTCAGGATTTGTCCGCTTTAGAATTTCATCCGCCTCTGCATCGAATTTGTCAAATTCGGCCCGCTCCGCTTCTGTAAATTCATCCAGTTTTTTGAGGTCCGGCTTTGCATCCCAATCGAACGGAAGTAACTGCGACGGACGTTTCAGCTTGTTCTTACTATCAACCGTTTTCGCCATCACAAAAGCAATGTACCGCGTCTGCTCCCATTCGTTTCTGAATTTTTCCGCGTGCGCTTTTTGTCTGAATGAAAAGAATGCGGGCGTTGATTCCCAAAATTCCTCTTCAGTCATTCCGATTTGCGCCGCATCCCTTAATAAGTCAGCCCAACTCGGACGCTTTACGCTTCCGCCGTCGGGCCTGCTCCGTTTTTTTCGTCATCAGGTGTTTCGCCGCTGTTAAACGACTGTTCAAACATCTTCATCACTTCAGGTAGTATCTCCTGCGAACTTGTCAACCATTCGGCAACCGTGTACTTATCAGCGTCGAATGTCTGCCGGAAGTACGTTGCGCCCCTGACAAGTCCTGCATGAACCAAGTCAACCATTACCCGAACAGATGGAGCGCCTTGAGCGAATGTTGCCATGTCGCTGAGTGCGCTCCGTCCGGTTTGCTCTTCGTAAATATATAGTGCCGCCATATCGAAACGAATAGGGCGGTTCTTTCCTCCAATTTTAACCTGCCTATTCATATTTACGAAATGGTTGCTTCGGTTAATGCGCCTGTTCCCTGGAACTCACAATCCCATGTAACCGCTTCATCATTGCCGGATGAATTAAGGTTCATGGATGTGATGATAGCGGAGCCGCTGTACTTCTTGTCTCCTACTGTTCCGGTCTGGAAAACAAGTGCAACGGTGGTACTGTTTGTCCACGCTGTAAACATTTCTTCCCAACCATTAGTAGCGGCATAATCGAGAAGACCCGATACGGATGCAGTCCATGATTTGGTGCCAGCAAGGTATTCAGCGTTTGCGGCGCTGTCCTTGCAGGTTGTTTCGAAAGTGTTGGTTGACAAGCTGATTGATGCGTCAACCTGACAGGTGAAGGCTGTTGGCGTAGCGCCTGAATACAGCTTCATGTTTTTAGCTAATACTGTGGCCATGTTTAGCGTTTGTTTTTAGTGAAAAAGCCTGATTTCTCAGGAGCGTATGTAACTGAAACAACTTCCGTACTGGCTGTTGTAGTTGCTGATGGTGGCACGCAAAAGGTTTCAACTTTTGCCGTTGGTGGGTACTTGCGCGACTTCGTGCCTTCCGGTACTGTTTCGGCAATACCCTGACTTATCAGAGCGTTGCAGGTTGGTTCATCGTGTTCGGCAACCGTACCGGCCCCAAACCCGTTTGCGTCTGTGATGTAGCGTATTTTCATTATTCTCTTCCTTTTGCACGCGCATAAGCCTTCGCCCAATTATCTGCTCCGAACTTCTTTGCGTATTCGTTTGTTGCTTTGAATTTGCCACCAAGTACATTCAATATTGCCCTCAATGCAATTGGCCCGGCTGCTGCTATTCCGGCCTCTACGAATCTTTGGCCTACTCTTATCTTGCCGTTTGTCTGCCTTACGTCGTTATTTACAAAATGAATGTAATAACCATCATTCCGCTTCGTTCCCATTCTTGCGCCCACAATTACAGCAAGTCGCGTTCTGCGAAGTTTACCAAGCACTCCGATTGACTTTCGCAGGTTTTTCGGTCGGTAGGTCGCTTCAATTATGCCGCTCCCTTTCGGCATTTTCTTTTTTCCGGCAACCTTTCTGTATCTGCTGTGCTTTTTTACGCTTTCAGGCGTGCGCCCTTTAATCGCCGCAACAAGTAATTCGGCAGGGCCTTTCAAGTCAGCCTTAATATCATTAGCTACCTGACCGCGCAATGTGCGCAGGTTGTATATTAACTGATTGATTTCCTCCTGAATATTATCCATATCAGTTCCGCGTAATAAATTGATATGTTGCCGTCCGACTTAACGTCATGCTGTCCGCGTCCATGCCATCAATAGAACCGACATACTTGCACGCTTCGACTGTTACGCCACCCGCCGCGCCCGTAACGAAATCAAGCGCATTCCTGACCGCCAAATCAACGCTATCAAGCGCCGAATACGCGTCCGCACCCTGTGAAGCGTCCGCCCAAAATGTAAAGGTTACAGTTGCTGTGTCATGATCGGATTTCTTGTCTTTCATTGCGTCCGTTGGCCTGTTATCCACCGTGTACGCAATTGCCGGAAGCGCCGCTTCCTGAGCGATGAAAACAGGATATATCCGAGTGCCGACAAGTGCCGTGACGGCGCTTGTGGCTGCTAACTTCGTGTATATGTATTGCCCTACTTTCATGCTTGTTTTTGTGCAAAAATTAGGATTGACGCTTTGTAGTCCGGCTTCTGAAAATACAGTATGTCGTAATATTCAGAATCAAACACAATGCGCATTTTTTCAGTCAGCGTGTCGCGGTATGCAATGTCGAATATTACAGACGTTTGCGCGGTTGGTTGGTCATTCATCATATCTTCCTTGCTACCGCCTTGCCGATATGACACCTTCGCCCAAATTTCGCAGTTCTTCTCCCAGGTTATAACCTCTTGACCTGAAGAGCCGCGCGAAGAAACGGGCTGTTCAACCCTTATACGCCATCTGCGTTCTCCGATTTGCGTTTGTTTCGCCATTATATCCACCGTTTTAATGGCCCAAGTAATACGTCTGACATTGACATACCTTCTTCGCGGCTATCCTCTCTATTGGTGTATGCCCGCGCAATTCGTGAAAGAATACCTGCGGTGATATTCGGAGGCAAAGCGGACGGACCTGTGCCGTAACCTGCCGAATATGTCACAATAACAGCGTCCGGCCTGTTAGCCAAGTTGGTAGGCCATGAATAGTCAGGCTTCAGGGTGATGTTTGCGCCGCCGGAAGAAGTGGTAAAATTCCATTCAGTTGATGCCCACGTTTGCAGCGTGTTGCCGTCATCGTAATACTGAATTGACGTAACCGAGTTAACGGGGCCGATGCCCGACACAAACAGCGTATCAGTTGAATATTGAGGGAATCGGCTGTGATGCTCTACAACTGTCTTATTCAGTAGTGCTGCCTGATACTGCTTTTCAATCAGCGCACATTGCGCCTTAATCTGCATTATCAAATATTCGTCATCATGACGTAGGTCATCCATACGAAGTTGCATCCGCACCGCTTCCAACGATACGGGCAATTCAGCGCTTTCGGCTGTAATCGTGTGACCTGTATAGTATCTCCCGTATCTGTATTCCATGACTACTTGTTAGCAGGTTGTTGTTTAATCATCCACCTCTTACCATCCGCCTGAATGTACCTATCGCCTGCAATTCTGAAAAAATCAGTTGACCTGCCTGATACAGGGTAATTATTCAGCCTGATAACCGTGTTGGCTATGGGCTGCGCCACGCGCAATGTACCTGTGCCGATGCGCCATCTGTACGCGCCTGTTGCAGCCTTGCTAATAACAATCACCTGTTGCGTGTCGCCCCTGACATTCCACGACCCCAACCATAATGCTTCATTGTCTGCTCTTAGGCTATCAACTGGATTGCGACCTGTCAGCGATTGTATGCGGTCTGATTCGCGAAATATGGCGGTGATGCGCTGTGAATAGTTCCATGTACTATTAATGTCAGATGCGAAGGTTGCCGCAAGGTTGCTGATATACCCTTTACCCTGCTGATACAATTGCAGGCTGTCACCTGCTAACTGTGCGTCCTCTGCATACGCGCCATTGTCGTACACAATGCGATGTACTTTGTAGTATTTGCCCGCTGTGTTCGTGATGTAGGTAGTGTCTAATGTGACTACCTGACCGATTGCGATGTGTGCAGATAAAAATGCACATAAAAAAAGTATGTGTTTCATGCGTTTGCTTTTGTTTCGTTATTTAGTGAAGGTCAACCCATGCGCCGCCTGCGTATCCCTGAAATTTGTTATCTGTGGTGTTGTAAATCATCAGGCCGTTTACAGGTGTTAGCGCATTGCGTTGTGTTGTAGTCAGTCGCGGGAATAGAATGCCGCCTGTTGTGCCATCAACTTCAAGTGCCGCGCCTGCGTCAATGCTATTTGTCCTGATGCCAACTTTCAAGTCATCACCAACACACAGGCCCGGTTCTGTTGCGTGTTTCGTGCTATTAGTTTGCCATAGGCTATATGTG